GTTATCGCTAATTTTATCATGAACTATGGCGAGGAAAAAACCAATGAATTTCTAAAGTTTATTCGTAATAATGGTATTGGCGATTTACATAAGGGAAATGTTGGTTTTGATGCTAATAACAATATTCGTCTAATTGATTACAGTGGTTTCAATTCATAAGGAGAGCGTTATGGACATTACTATTATTGAACCTAATACAGCTATTGCCGTTATGGCATCTGATGATGCTTCTTACATTATGAATGAGGTATTGACTATACTTGACCACAAATACTTTATCGTTGGACGAACTCTTGACGGAGCACGTTTTTATTCTGAAGATATTATCTGGGAAGATACTGCTGAAATGTTCCAGAAGTATAGTGCTATGGTTCAATTTTTTGGTGGCGGCATTGTGTCTCTTTATGAATATACATATGATGATTACGAGCTTGTGCGAGATAAAGTTATTTTGTAAATCATCAAAATTTTTTCTTGACAAATAAAATTGAATATAGTATAATATAATCACTGAATGAGAAGAGAAAACATAGTAGCCTTTCTATCTAGGATTTATTTTTACATTGCTCTTTTTTCTTCTCATTCTAATTGAAGCATATCGTTGTTTGGATATTACAGATACTTCAATAAATTTACTGGGCTTTAGGTTGTGGGTT